TTTTCAAAGCCGTTAATAGATACTGGTTATATGTTAGATTCGGTCAATTATGAGGTTTCTAAATGATAGGTAATTTATATAAAATAGCCTCTAATGCTATAGGCGGTGCTTTAGGTACAGATACTATATATTATAAAAAGTTTCTTGGTAATGTTACCGGTAAAGGTTTTGTTGTTGTTCCAGCTTATGAAGATCCAGTGCAAATATCTGGGAGCTTTCAAGTTGTATCGTCGAGTTTATACGCACAGCGTGGACTAGATATTAATAAGCATTACAGAATTTTATATACTAGTGCAGAAATAACAGAAATAGACAATAATACTTCTAGCGATCGGATCTTGTATGGTGATGATACTTATCAAGTGCTAAGTAAAGAAGATTGGTATAGATATAATGGTTGGAGCGGGGTGTTGTGTGTTAGATTATGATATTAATGATGTTGTCGGAAATATAATTTTAAGTGGATTATCAGCAATTAATATTGATGTTAATGTTAGACTTAATTATCAGCCAACGAAACAAGGTATAAACGAGAATACTGTTTATTTTTTTAATGTTGGCGATAAAGATGTTGGCTTTATGGGAAGACACTCAAAATACGATAAAGAACAAGATAAGCTAATATACAAAGAGTCTCAATTATTAGAAACTACATTTCAAGTGAACACAATATTAAAGCAAGACATAGAAAATCTTACAATAACCGCAAAAGACTTGTGTAAATATGTTAAAATGATATTGCAAAGTACAGAAACAATTAATATACTAAAAGAAAACAACTTAGAAATATTAAAAATAGGTAACATTATTAATACAACATTTATTAATGGTGCAGATAATTACGAATACAACCCAAGTTTTGATTTTGTTATTATACATAGTCAAGAGCTTGAATATGATATTAATAAAGTAGACAAATATAATCAAATATTAAGAGAGGTTTAATAAATGTCAATTGATCAAAACAAATATATAAAATCAACTTCGGGAGTTGGAGCAGATGCTTCAGTACCTAGAAAAGACCCTATATTAAGGGTATTATCAAACAACCCGCTTATCCCCACAAAGACAGTTAAAAACTTTTCAAAGCCTGTTGAACTAGCAACTTATTTTGGAACAGATTCAGAAGAGTACAAGAGAGCTTCTTTTTATTTTGGTTTTCTTTCTAAGTCTGTAACTGTTGCGAATAAGATAAGCTTTCACAAGTATAATGCTGTTGACTCTAATGCTTTGATTTATGGCGGAAAAACTCAAAAAGTACTTACTGATTTCAATACAATATCAGATGCAAGCTTTGATCTGGAAATAGCTGATGTTACTCATACGGTTATTACGGATCTGACTACTGCTACTAGTTTGTCTGATATCGCTTCATTAATTCAAACACAAGTACAAAGTGAAACAGAATCACAGTTTTCAACTGCTACTGTATCGTTTAATGCTGCGAGGGGATCTTTCGATTTTGTTAGTGGAGACACTGGTACGGCTTCTATTGGTATTGCTCAAAGCCTATCTGGCACAAGTATTGTTGATTTGCTTGAATGGAATTCTACAGCGATATTTTCAGATGGTTTGGACTCTCAAACGATAACGGAAAACTTAAATACTTCAATTGATATTGATAATAATTTCACGACATTCTTGTTTACTCCAGCTTTTTCGATTGATAGTAAAGTTGAAGTTGCACAATGGACGCAATTACAAAACTTTAGATATATGTTTGTTACATCTACGAGCTATGCACAAGCACAGGCTCATTATGACGCTCTTAATTTATATGGTGGCGTATGTGTTACTATTGAGTCAAATGTTGATGGTCAATATCATGAGATGATACCTGCAAGTATTGCTGCTACTACTGATTACACAAAGCCTAATTCTGTTAAAAATTATATGTATCAGCCTTTTGCGGGAGCAACTCCGACAATAACAACTACAGAACAATCTAATTTTCTTGATTCTATCAAGATTAATTATTATGGACAAACACAAGCATCAGGGCAAGAATTATCTTTTTATCAAAAAGGCTTTTTGATGGGAGGAAGTACATCAGCTCAATACATTAATGTATTCATTAATGAATCTTGGTTCAAGTCTTCTATATCATCAGAGTTGCTTAATTTACAGATTGCATTAGAGCAGATACCTTATAATGCTATCGGGGTAGCTCAAGTTACTACAGTTATACAGAGCGTTATTGATGAGGCATTAAACAACGGTGTAATATCTGCTAATAAGCCTTTGACAACAACTCAAATATTGTATATTGGTCAAATAAGCAATGATGAGAATGCTTATAGACAAGTCCAAAGCATAGGATATTGGCTGGATGTATCGCTTGCTAGTAAGGTTGAAAATTCTGTAACTATATACTCTATAGATTATACTTTAATTTATGCAAAATCTGATTCTGTGAGTGTCATCAACGGCACACAAGTGTTAATATAATTTAAAAGGAGAATATAAAAATGACTGATATTTCAGGTAACGGCGTAAAAATTTTAATAGCAGCGAGCAAAACATTCCCTGTAGGATTCCCAGTAACACAACTTGCTGATGATAATGACCCGCTTGACTTTGCAGATTTGTCTCTATCTGAGACTGCTATGGGCGTCAATGGCGATATGGTCTCGTATACAGTAACTAATCCTTTAGAATTTACATTATCAGTTATCCCTAATGGTGTTGATGATGCTGCATTAAGTGTATTGCATGAAGCTAACAGAGCATCAAAAAACAAACAGTCTGCTAAAGATTCTATAACTATTACAATAGTATATCCTAATTTGAGAACGGTTGTTTTGCGAGGTGGCAGTATCATCTCTGGAAGTGCTGCCCCTTCCATTTCAAGCAACGGAAGAATTAAGACAAAAACATATAACTTCCATTTTGAAGACAAAATAGGTTAATAATAAATAAAAAGGACAAAACAATGCTAATAAAACCTAAGTTAATAGAGATAACTAATATCGATGGCAACAGTTTAAAATTCAATATTGGTCGCATACCTGCCATTGTTGGAAGAGAGATTTTGGTCGGTTATCCGTCTTCTTTAATTCCAAAAGTTGGCGAATATAAAGAAAATCAGGCATTAATGATTAAATTATTGAGTTTTGTTGAGGCTTATAATGCTGATGATGAGCCAGTAACACTTGGCGGGGTTAATAATGATCATATTATTAATACTTATGTTACTGATGCTACTACTCTAATGTTGTTAGAAAAAGAAATGTTTGCTTATAACTTCCCGTTTTTAAAGTTTGAAAAAAGCAAAGGTTTATTATCTTCTATGGCTAGTAAGTTAAAGGACGATAATTTTATCAATGGCGTTGTTGATAAATTCAAAATAGCTGCGTTTGACATTTATACTAAAATGAAAAAATAATATCACTTGTCTTTAATTTAACATAATAGGGACAATAATGTTAATCAAGCCTAAGATTATACAAATTAAAGATATTGATGATATTGAACTAAAGTATCAAATTAGCAGAATACCTGCTATACAATTCATTGATTTACTTGATGAATACCCCCTTGATAGCGAGAAAATACCAAAAATAAGTCATGATACACTTTTAACTTTGTTAAGGTATGTATCTTTTTTTGATGGTAATAATTACATCATATTAGACGATGAACATAAAATTAATAATTATATAACAGACACTGAGACACTTTTAAAAATTGAAACAAGCTTAATGCTGTATAATATTGAATTTATGCACACTAGGAAAAAGTGCAGGCTATCTAGTGCGGGTGAGGATTCACCGTATAAATATGTCAATATTGATTCTGGAATAGGTGCGATAATAACAAATAAGTTCGCAACAATGCACGAGTTAAGAACTATATATGATTATGAAGATTATTCAAATATGCTTGAGATAATACATGTTAATTTATCGCAAGAAATACACGCAGCCCAAAAGAAATAATTATATAAATTAATAAAATGTTGTATAATTTAATTATATAAATTTAAGGTAGTTTTAAAATGGCAATTGCGGAAAGTTTTCTATATTTATTCCAGGCTGATACTTCATCTTTGATAAAAGGCGAGAAAGAAGCAGAAAAGCAAAACAAGAAATTAAATGCTGGAATAAAAGCAACTGATCAAACAGCGAATAAAATGGCTAACGGCTTTGGAACTCTTATAGCTACTGCTGGCGGTGCTTTGACTGCTTTATTAAGCTTTGCGGCTTTATCTAAAGGAATATCACAAACATCTGCATATGTTGATAATCTTTCTAAAACTGCGGATATGTATGGAGTCAATGCTAATGAGTTAGCAGCATATCAAGATGTTATTGTCAAGTCTGGTGGTTCGGTTAGTGGTTTTCAAAGTGTTATCTCAAGCCTTAACGGTAGTTTCAACGAATTTATAACGACTGGCAACACTGGAATACTTCCATATATGCAGCAGCTTGGTATTAGCATGGTTGACGCTGATGGAAAAGCAAGAGACGTGTTGGATACACTACCGGAGATAGCAGATTCATTTGCTGGAATGTCAAAGGCAGAAAGCTCTGGTTTTGGTAAAAAACTAGGCTTAGATGATGCTACGATTCGATTACTGCAGCAAGGCAGGGCAGAGGTTGAAAAACAAGTAAACTCGCAGAAAAAATTGTTCAGTATGACAAAAGAACAATCAGATATTTTTCAAAAATTCAACGATACAGTTTCAGATACGCAGACATCTTTTAGGGGTCTTTTTGTAACTTTAGGTGCAGAAATATTGCCTGTTATAGGCTCTCTAATGAATAAACTGCAAGCAGGCATTAATTTCATGTTAGAACATAAAGACTTAATGAAAGGTATTTTCATTGGTCTAGGTGTTGCGATAATGTCTTATGCGGTTCCAGCTTTTTTGGCTCTCGATATTGTAGCTGCTCCAATATTTTTAATTCCTGCATTAATTGCTGGGCTGATCGTATTATTCGGATTATTATACGATGATATTATGACTTTTTTAAGTGGTGGTTCGAGTGCTTTTGGCGATTTATTAAAATGGTTTGGCTTGACTGATGGTGCGATAAAGTCTATTAAAGATGCCATTCTTAGTATTGGGAGTGCAATATCTAACGCTTTTGGATTTGCCATATACTTTATTCAAGAATTTTTTAGGCTTGCTGTAAAGGTTGCTGGAGATGTATTTAACGCTTTTAAACCTTTGCTTAACTTCTTTTCAGTTACTCTTACAAAAGCGATTGAAGGCGTATTTGGATTTGTTGATAGCTTAATTTCTAATATTAAGAAAGCTCTTGTTTTTATGGGTTTATTGAAAGAAGACACTAAAGAGCAAGATAAATTTAATGAAATGCAAGCGAAAAAAAGGGTTGCTGCTGGTCTCCCTGCCGTAATAACACCTACAAACTCTGATAAGTTAGATAAGAGTGATATATACGCAGCTGCTAAGTTTCAACAATCTTCACCACTCAACAATATGTCTAGTAGCTCCATAGCTAACTCAAATACATCTAATAGACAATCTACAAATAATATTAATATAGATAAGATAGATATTAGCACACAAGCGACTAATGCTGATCAGATAAGCAAGGAAATAAACAATAGTTTATCTAATCAAATAAAGAAAACTACAGCGACTTATGAGGATGGTATTACAGCATGATAATAGACGGTTTTCTTCCATCAAGCGAGCAAAAAGTAAGCATATATGATAACGATAGCTACGATATCCTGTTTGATGATGCCATTTGCACTGCGTTATCTGTTGACTCCAATAGTATTGTTATGTCTCATCCTCTTGAGGATGGTAGCAAGGTTTCAGATCATCAAGTATTTGATCTAACCAAAATATCAATGGAATTAAATTTAAGCAAAAGAGACTATAATTTAGTCTATGAGAATATTGATACTGCATATAGAAGTAGCACATTACTAACAATACAAACTAAAGTTAATATTTATAAAAACATGATAATAGAGTCGTCTCCTCATGTTGAAGGTAATTATCAAGGGATTAAAATGAATTTGAAATTAGTTGAGTTTGACCCTGTATCCAGCGTTGATATACAATATAAGCCTCAATTAGCTTCGGACAATAACACAAC